GCTCCTTGAAATCCCTGTGCTCCTGTATCGCCTTGAAATCCCTGTGCTCCTGTTGCTCCAGTGAAACCCTGTGCTCCTGTTGCTCCTTGAAATCCCTGTGCTCCTTGAAATCCCTGTGCTCCTGTATCGCCTTGAAATCCCTGTGCTCCTGTTGCTCCAGTGAAACCCTGTGCTCCTGTTGCTCCTTGAAATCCCTGTGCTCCTTGAAATCCCTGTGCTCCTGTATTACCCTGTGCTCCTTGAAATCCCTGTGCTCCTTGAAATCCTGTCGCCCCAACAGTGCCTTGTAATTCAGCTAATTGTGATTGTAAAAGTAAATATCTTGTATTTAAACTCCCGTAAGAGCCATTCCCACCAGTTTTATATAATCTTGACATTTATATAATATTAATATATTAAATATGCCGAAGAATAAAAAAAAGTATAATAATAAATTCCCTGATATTGAAATGGCTTCGTGCGACCCATTAGAAACAAATTCAAATGAAACAGACGACCAAGAGTGGTCTTACGATATTGAAGATATTTTAAACAGAGTTTGTCAAAATTGTTCTGTAATGTCTAAACATCACAAATATAGATATTTAGCACTTAAAGGAAAATTAATCTATTTCAAAATTCCGCTTATTGTTTTAGGTGGAGCAAATTCAGTTTTTGCTGTTGGTTTAAATGTGTATTTACCACAGAAATCCGTATCCGTTATTAATTGTTTAGTATCTCTTATCTGTGCGATAATAACAAGTATAGAATTATTTTTAGGGATACAGACTGGTATGGAAAGAGAATTAACATCACAACGAGACTTTTATTTAATGGCGATTGATATTAGTTCTGTTCTATCGCTTGAACGGAGGCATCGTAGTTTTAATGGGAAAAGATATTTAGAAAAAATATTGTCCCAGTATAATAAACTGATTAGCGATAGCGATGTATTAGATAAAAAAATAGATGATAAACTACTTAATATTCCAGAAAATAATCAAAAAAACAATACAGGCAGCGAGATTATTTGCGATAGTTTATCAAATAATAATCTTCTTGTATAATATAATGGAAAAAGAAAAATCTGTATTTGACCCTTTCTCAAACAAGCCTGACATTACCACAAGTTCAAGAAAATTATACACATTTAATCTATTAAAATTAAACGATAAAAAACCAATCAAAGACCTGAAATTTTTAGGAAATGAAAATGTTTTAGAAAAAATAAACGAATTAAAACCGAACACCCGCCGAACTTATTTAATAGCAATTGTTAGTTCGTTGAAAGGTAGGACTGAACCAAAATACAAAAAATTATATACCAAATATTACGAGATGATGGACTGTTTGAATAAAGAATTAAAGGATAATACAACAAAAACAGAAACTGTAAAAGAAAATTGGATAGAACAAAAAGATGTCGTAATTAAATTAGATGAATTGAAGGCTATTTTGCCTGAAATTAAAGATAAAAAGAAAATCAGTGAAGACGAATTTAATCGTTTAACAAAATTAGTTGTTCTCGGTTTATATGCTTTACAACAGCCAAGAAGAAATAAAGACTATACAGATATGCTTGTTGTTAAGAAAGTTCCTGACGATAAAGCGTTCAACTATTTAGATATTTTAAAATGGGAATGGGTATTTAATAATTATAAAACCGAGAAAACATATAAACAAAAGGTATTGCCTGTTCCAGAAGAATTAAAAGAATTATTGTTAGTTTATTTGAGGTATCACCCACAGGCAAAGGAAATCAAGAAGAAAACGATTGATGAAAAGATACCACTATTACCAACGATAAAAAGTAGCCCCGAGATGACCCGAATTTTAAATAAAATATTTGGAAAGAAAATAGGGGTGAGTATGTTGAGAGCAATCTGTTTAACAAGCAAATATGGGGAAATGATGTCCCAAATGAAGAAGGATACGGCGGATATGGGAACAAGTGTAGAAAATTCCATTAATAATTATATCAAAGAATAAAAATATTTTTCCATTTGGGTTTTCCAATTCTGTTCCCTAAAATGTGTATGCTTCTTCATTCGTCATTAATAATAAAGTTATCCAATTTATTATTAATTATTCTACGTATTGAGCCACGAGATAATCTGTGCTTACCTTTTGCTTTTTTGTTTGTATTTTAATAAATTCTTTAAATTGGGGCAAAGTATAACCCATTTTTAACATCTCAATTCTAAATACGCACCAGCGACCACAGGTTTGAATATTTTGCCCGAGTTTTTGAAACTGTTTTTCGTTCCAAATAGTAGCCCAGCCATCTTGCTTTGCTTTATCCATTAATCTTGTCATTTCATTAGTGTTTTCGCCTAATATCATTCGCATCATTTTATTAACAAACTTCCAATCTGTGTCCCATTTCGCCCCATACGAATTGAAATACTCAATTGTCTTACCATATCTCATTATACATACCCAATGACCTGAATTATATCTATCTTCAATTAAAATTATCCTACAGGAATTGTGTGTGGGTAATAAGTCAAAAATATCATTATAATTTTTTAAATCGCTATATTTAATAATATCTGCCGCTTTAATCCCTGTATGTCTTTCTAAATCGCTATCAGTCATCGGTGTAGAAATACGTCCAGCGACCATATTTTCCGTTACAATCTTTTTACGGGGTTGTTCTTCCATATATTAAACTTTTAAAAAAAGTTTATCAAAAATTCTTAATTTATATTTAATGTTTTGGATTATAAATATTATTTTTTTGATTATTTAGGAAAATTAATTTGATTTATTTAGCAATAAGTAATTTAGGATATATTGCGTTTAAAACAAAAAATAATAATAATTATATATATTATAATAATGACACATTTTGAACAATCATATAAATTCGGTAAAATCCAAGAGGAACGCATTTTGCCTGTAATCAAGGAATTTTTTAAAAGAGAGATTAAACCATATCCAGAGCAATACGCTCATTTTGATTTCTTTGACGATGAACGAGAATATGAACTAAAAAGCAGAACGAATAATATGAATGCTTATCCCGAAACAATGATTACGATGAATAAGATGACTAACCTTACCAGACCATTAGTGCTGTTGTTTAATTACCGAGATTGTCTCTGTTATATAAATTATAATCCTGATAAGTTCGCTGGATACAGAAAACAAATGTTCGCAAGGTCGCAGAGGGATTGTGATAAGAAAGAACATATTTTTATTCCTATTAAAGATTTAGAAGTAATTGGAATGTGGGATATAGAAAAAAATCCACATTACAAGAGCAGTAATGGTTTTTAATTTAGATTATTACAGTTTTAATCAAAATTAATCAAAAATAAGTTAAAAATAATCAATTATAAGAGTTTAGATTATTGTATTTAGATTTTTCTATATTATAACAACAATAATTTATAAATTAATACAGTAATATTCTATTTTTAATGTAAATTAGTTGAAAAATAATCAAAATACAATAATCTAAACTCTTGTATTTGATTATTTTTGATTAAAACAGTAATAATCTAAAAAATGAACTTTTGCTAACAAAAAAATAAACAAAAAAACTTATTTTTCATTTAAAAAAAAAATTGAATTGGTTTTGTTTGATGTAAAGGTAATTACCAATAACCAATAACCAATATATCAATTAATAAAATGTCTAACACTATTGAAACTGTTACTTACGGAGAAGTTTCTAATTTGTCTATCCTTACCATATTTGGTAACGAGATGACTTATAACGAATTAAAGTTTTACGCAAAGGATAAAGATAATACTACTCATTTAAAAGTGGAATGGAATAGAAATACCGAAACACAATTGGTTCGTGTTTGGTTTGACAATCAGGTAGTAATGGATAAAAAATATTCAGTTAATCATTCGTGCGATATGTTTTATCATCTTGGAGAAATGGAAGCAGAAGAAGAGGAAGAAGAGGAAGAAGAGGAAGAAGAGGAAGAAGATGATGAAAGCAATGAATGCTGTGGTAAGCACTGCGACGAAACAAAGGGTTTGAGACTTGGAATGGGTTGGTATAAATATCACTCATCAGTCGCAGATATGATTACAGAGCAATTGTGGTGTGAAAACTGCTATACTGAAAATACAGGACACGAGTGTAAGGGGTGTAATGAGTATCATACTTATACCGAAATGACATACGAAGTGGGAGGTGCTTTTGGTGAAGCGTTGTATTGTTACGACCAATACTTTTGTAAGGAGTGTGTTGATGACATTAAATCTATACTAATATAAATAAAAACTCTTTTTTATTTTGTTATTCGTATCCGCCACAACTACAAAGATGCTTAACCAATTCTCCTTTTTTTATTTTAGTTAATTTAATTCGCTGCTTTTTTGGTAAGCTTTTGGCGATTTGTTTTAACTCTTTTAACTTTTTCTTTTTTAAACCAGCACCAATTAAACCAGCACCAATTTCGGTGTTTGGGTCTATTCTATCCAGCACATCTACTGTGTGTTCGGCGAGTGGGTTTAATGATTTGCTCTTAATAGTAGTGATATGTTTATCTTTCTTTAATGGAACTAAAAATGAAACTGGGTCATATTTGGTGCGGATTGAATACGTATTGTCACTTTTCTTTTTCATTATATCAGGGATATTGTATGCTGGATTTAATTCTATTACTTCTTTTGAATGCTTACCGACATCTCTGGCTAATTTTGAACCTAAACTGTGACCTATTGTGCTAATGTTTTTTGCTCCATATTTTTCTTCTGCTTTACGCTGAATATCTTGAGCGTGTTTAAATCTTTTCGTATTTTTAAGGTCAAATCCCAAAGCATATTTAAGGTCATTACCTATATCGTGAATTCCTTTTGTGCCTCTGTGGCTAACAACTACTTGTCCCGTCTTGGGGTTTTTATAAACTTGGGTTCTTTGACCTGACAATTCCTTATCCACTTCATATTCCAAATAACTTTTAGGCTTTTTACTGTAAGACGCACTTAATAATCCTTTTAAATGGGACGCTGATAATTTACCGCCTCGTAGAGCAGTTTTGTATAAATGTTTATAAAATCCGCTTCCTCGTATATCGTTGTCGTCTGGTTCTTCCCAGTCTTCCTCAGGTGTGAGCCCAATTCCATATACAGGGCGTCTAACTCTATTTGCTCTAACTATATTTTCTGTAAGTTCTTCATCTTCCAAACTGCTAAGACTTTCAATATCATCATACAAATGTGGTTGTTGGGGTTGTGTATAGGAACCTTCATATATATAAAAGTTTCTCTCTACAAAATTTGGTGCTTCACGTATCAATCTTTCTACTTCACGAGCATCAAATCCGCCTTCTTCTATCATTACTTGGATAAATATTCTATTTATTTCAGTGTCAGGATTATACGTTTGGAGTATTTGTCTAATTCTGTTATATTTCTCTTCGTCATTTCGGTTTATAAAAGGCTCTATATCCATCTGTTCTAACTCTTGTAGGTTTAGGTCATCTTCATTAGGATTACTATACATATATTTATACAATATTTAAAAAAAAATATAGATTTAAATATTTATTGATTACTGGCTTTAATGACGAATGAATATCCTTAACATTTTAGGGAACTGTTTTGGAAAAGGGAAATAGAAAATTATATTTTAAATATCCTAAAATTTTTATAAATATCTGTGTGGCATATAAGCACTTGCTCCCATACCAACTCTGTAACTACCACCTGATACTACAGCCCCATCATCATCAGGAACATCTGGAGTTGCGAAAGCATACGCACCAATACCTCTATTATAACTTTCAAGTAAATTACCGAATTTAGTTTGCCACGCATTAAAATCCTCTTTCCAATTACTTTCTAATTCTGCTAATGCTCGTGATGTTTCTTCTAAATGTGGAGCACTATCTATTTCTTCCATTATACCTTCAAGAGAACCTGACGAATTCTCAACGAAAGAAAATTGTTGTGTAATTTCTTGGAATTGCTTTGGTGAGAACTGATTTAAATTATTTTTTAATACACGATTAGTAAATCCAATAATATCAGTAGTTTGTTTGATAAGAACACTTGATGCTCCTACAAATCTGTCGGCAACGGCTGTTGCTCCTACTGACTTTGTCTTGCGTCTATCTATAACAGATGGTAGAATAGTTAAACCACTTGTAGTTACTAATTCGGTTAAAGTGGCAAAAATATCGTTTAATTTTTTAATCAACACTTCAAATGTATCTGCCACAGATTTATCTACACCACCATCTACAGCAACTTCACTGCCTTTAAATGTTTTTCTCAAATTTTTATTCACCTGTTGTTTTGCTTTATTAAGACCGTTTAAATCTTCACTATATTTCAAAATAGGCATTTATACTATATTAATATATATTTTTTTTAAGAATTTTTGATAAACTTTTCTATTGGACTTTGTCTGTTAAAAAGTTTAACTAAAAAAGGAGGTTTTACTGGAACCTTGGTTCCAATATATTTAAGGTTTATATAATCCGTGTTGCTTCACATACGAGGAAGCGGCTATCATTTTTAAACCCTTTTCACTCATCACTCGCTTAACAATTTCTGCTCTTTTCTGTCTTCCCCCTGCTCCAGATACTAATGCTTTAACTCCAGTTTTAATACCCTCCTTTAGTAACTCTTTGCCTACCTCCTTAACAATTGGGTTTTTAACAATACCTTTAAACATCTTGCCAATATTAAATTTTCCACCCTTTTTACCCTTACCTTTTGATACTGCCATTTCCATCGGTCTCACCATTTCAACCATACTCTCTAAACTTTCTTCGCTGTTGCTTCTTTTTCTTCCAGCACCACTTGGAGCTCCCTTTGCGTAATTAAGTAGAGCTTCTTTGCCTGTTTTAAGACCTTCTCTTAATAACTCTTTACCAACCTGTTTAACCACAGGGTTTTTACTGATAGTCTTTACTCCTCTACCTAAATCTTTCATTAATCTTCCAAACGAATAACCACCTGATACAGTCTTGTAAGGGTGTATAAGCTCGTGTAGTCTCTTGAAAGAGTGTGATTTCATTGCCCCGAGTGGAGCAAGAGCATTAACAACGTCCATTTTAGAAGAAGGAGAAGGGTGTCCTAAACCAAGTAATAGAGGAGCAAAAGGTGCTAACGATTTAAGAATTTTTACGACTGGAACTTTTGCTCCACCTATAGCCATTACAGGGTGATGAACTCCTCCCACAGCTCCGTCAATACCAGAATAAGCACCTCCTGAACTCACGGCTAAACCCGAATTCATATTTATTGGAGGGTATGCGGGCGAATTGCCAGATAACGCATACATTTGGTTCGCTGGAGAACCGCCACCGACTTTTTCACCGTGAAAATTTCCAAGCTTTTCTTGAAACATCGTTGGAGCGTATGCTGTTCCAGCTTTTCTCCAGTGCTTCTCATCTAACTCGTGTAGAAAATCAACTAATTTCCTGTTATAAGGAACATCGTATGTGATGTTGGCTTGAGGCATTATATATATTATACAAATAAAAAAATATAATATATAAAACTGATTTGAATTATTTTGACGAATGAATACCCTTAATATTTTAGGGAACTATTTTGGAAAAGGGAAATAGAAAATTATTTTTTTTTAATAGTGCTTTTTCAAGCGACCTCCGCTGCTTGCTCCTCCCGAACTCATCATTCCACCAGACTGAACTCCAGCACTCATTACCCCGCCTCGGGTGTGCTTACGCATTCCCTTAATAGCAGTTAATGACCCATTCAACATTTTTCCACCAACCATACGGGCTACTTCCGCAGAAGTCATTGCTGATGCTTGAGAACCAGATTTAGCAGACAATACCATTTCCTTTGTCAAAATACCAGTGTAGATTGAGGAAACTCCTGACTGGGTTACAAAAATGCCTGAATTCACGCAAACAATAATAATTTCAGGAGTAATGCTAAATCCAAATTGATTTGTAACACCACACTGAAATTGGAAGTTATAATTACCGAGAGAGCCACAACTAATGTAGTCAGGTAAAGATAAATCGTAAGCAGGGTTAAGAACCAAAAGAGAGCCAGTAGAAGCAACAAGAGACCCAGCACCAGTAGCGTTATTAGTAACGAGCTGTTGTCCCGAGAATTCCCCCCAAGATTGAGTTGAGCCGTTGCGGACAGACAATCGCCAAAGGTCATACTGTGAAGCAGATGACAAGAGACCAGATTGATTGTTAAGGTTGATGCTAATGTTATTCAAGGTCAAGAAAGAAGAAGAGTTATACCATCTTTGCTGGGACATTGGCACACGAACATTAATAAGGAATAAATCTGGAATTTGATTGATTTGAAGATTTGAAGAGGTTAAAGTAGCAGACGCAAGAGAAGCAACTGAAGGTTGATTGGCAGAATTGGTTAAGTATCTTGGGAAATCCATATAAGGCACAACGTTCTTGGTTTGGATAAGGTCGCTTGGTTGAGTAGAAAGGAACTTTAACAAGAGAGCAGGAGCCGAGGGCTGATTGGCGATACCAACGGCAGAAGCAGTTGTAAAACCGTTTGGTTGTGCCGCTGTTCCTAAACTAATAGAGGTAATATAGTTATTGGCAGTTGAGAAAAGACGCTTACATTGAGCGTCAATATTAAGAGTTACAGTCATATTGTTGATACCCAAAAGTCCCTGACAGTTATACTCGGGGTCTCCAAAAATAAATGGAGATAAGATAAGAGGCTCACTAACAACAGTAGAAACAACAATAACCCAAGTATTAGTGACAGCAACGGCAACTGGAGAATTGTCTTGGAAAACACCTCCTTGAAAACGTTGAATCACAACAGCTACAGGAAAAGCACCACGAGGAACTTGGTCTATATCAAAAGAAGCGTTATCAAAAGCAGAAAGTGGATTGTTATTTGCTCCTACACCATCGGCGTAAGACCCGTAAGCACAATCTGGAAATGCTGGGGTAGTAGAATTGTATCTATATAACTCACGAGAGTTATTCATACGAAGTAAAGACGGGAGAACGTCTTGGGTATTAACAGTCACTGTAGTGTTGTTAATCTGGGCTGTTGCGGTAGTTAAAAGGGAGTTCAACGGAAACGCCTGAAGAGCATCAGTTAATCCGTAATCAAAAACACTGGAGCCAACAGGCACTTGATTAGCAGGAACAGTAGCAGAACCAGCAGCAATGCTAAAGGTAAGTCCTGATGTAAGCATTACTGCTCGGTCAATTACAACATTCTCACTTGGAACCTGAATATTAAAAATAAGTGCTGAATTGGAAGCACTTGTAGAAGGGAAACGCTGATATGTGGTCTGGGAAGCACCAGATTTAACGGCAAAATCCAAATCGGCAGTAATATCACCTATAACACTATCTTTGACAAGAACAGTTTTAAAGTCGCTCATTTTATAATATATCTAAATATAATAAAATCGGCGGGAGAAAAAAAATTAATTAAACTTTTTGAGGTGATTTTTGATAAACTTTTCTTAAAAGTTTAAATGAGGTGATTTTTGATAAACTTTTCTTAAAAGTTTAAAGACGAACTTTTCTTAATAAATGCGAATTTAACTGTCACAGAACCTCCACTATTTAAAGCAAATGGAATAAGTTGTCCTGTTTTTATTCTATAAAAAATAGAAAGGTCTAAATTGTAAAGAGGTCTGTTCCCGTATAGGGTAACATATCTGTATTGGGCTGTTGGTAAATAAACAAGAGACGGACGGTAATTACCTGTATCGCTTACTAAATCCGTAATAATATTCGCTGTATCAGCGTTATTGCCTCCTAAAACTATTTGCTCGTTATTATTATAGACGACTGGGGTTGATACATTATTGGGTTGGATAGGCAAAGTATTTGAAACGAAAACTATTGCTAAAATGGGCGACCAATTCTCAATTGTTGGGTATTCTTGGTATAAGCTATAACCGTCCCAAAAAACAACAGGAGCAGAATTTGGCACTGTAACTTTCGTAAAGTTAAGTCCGCCGAAATTGGCTAATTCTAAAGCAAAATTTCTGCCCTTTGATGAAAGGATACTTCCATATCCTAAATATCTCGCTGGGAATGAATTGAAAAGCTGAAAACAAGGAGCATTCATATAAATACGAATTGGATTAGTTCCAGCTAATTGGTTAATACAGTAAGCATATTGTCCTATCAATTGAGCCGTATTGCTTGTGCCGTCCCACGTTAAAAATGGGGCGTAAATTGCTGGATTTGCTACACCAGCATTCGTTAATTGTTGGGAAAGAGATAAATCAGCCGTTCCGTAAGGGATTTGTCCTAAATATCCAAATGCTCTCTGGTAAGCAACCCATACTAAATAAGTCCAGAAAGAATATGAATAACAATTGTAGTATCCAGTATCGTTTATCTGTATCCCGTTTGTTCCTAGACTTGCTGGAACAGGAATAGATATATCTTGCGGAACCCATTCAATAAAACTTTGTGCTGTGTATTTAATACTTGTTGCTGGGTCAATATAATCTAAAGTAACAGAATAAATTGTTAGATTAACATCGTAAGGAGGTGCCCCTTGTTGAGAAGCAGGTTGAATTGATGGAATAAATAAGGGTAACGTTCCCGTTTCAACTGTGAAGCGTAAAATACTCAAATAGTAATCTTGGGGCACATTAATAAATGGTAAGGTTCGTTGTTCGTTATAATAAAATGGCTGCGGTTTAGTCTCTGTATTTTGAAAATTCGTTACTGTTAAATCAAAGTATATCTGGTCGGAGTTTGTTGAGTTTTTTACTAAATTAAATTGCGACATTTATATTATACAAATAGATTATTTTTGTTTAATATATAATAAAATTAGAGTTTATAGTTAGAGCTTATAGTCAGCCCTTATACAATACCTCATTAGATAATTATTCGGGGCTGGGACAGCGTCTGCTAAAATCTTTTGAACAGAACCAGCACCAACGTATGATGCCACTTCATTAGAAAGAACTACAGATACTGACCCTGCTGGGTGAAAATCGTTATTTCCGCCTTGTAAAAACGTTTGAGACGGTGAGCCTGATACATCTTTAGTAAAACCGTTTGTCGTGATGATTGGGTGTGCCGTAGTTTGACAGTTAAAGGTAATAGCATTTTGAGAGTTAGTTGTGAATGGTGGAATATTTGGCTCTGTTAAACTAAATTCCACACCAAGTGTTCCAGAAGACCCAGCATTACTCGTGTTCGCATTTACATTCGTTCCTGATAAAAAATAATCTACTAAATTCGGTAAATCAAAATCATTCACTGTTTGACCGTATCCAATCCCATCTAAAATCCTAAATAATTCAGGGTATTCCGCTATAGTGTATGTTGAACCATTACACACTAAAAAACCTGATGGAACTACCTTTCCAAAGAAGTTAATAACTGCTCCAACTGGTAAATTATAATTGTTATAGTTTAATCCTGACTTTGTTGCCATTTATAATATACATCTATATTATTTAATTTTTAGAAAAATAAATTTTTTGTTTTTATTATAAACACCATTTCTACACTCTTAATTACGAATGTATTTACATCAACAAGAGCAAAATTAATTGGAGCAACTACTCCAGTTCCGTTTGAATAAATATATTCTGGTGCTGAATTACTTGTCATATCTACAGTTGATGTAGTGCTCCAAGATGTCATTACTTTATTATTTCCAAGAGCATCTCCATCTATTTTTGCTTTTGAGGTCGTTGAACTACCTGTTTGAAAGCTACCATTAATATCTGCTCCAATAGCCATTCCAGTTATACTTGGTAATTCTTGTTCTGTTAAAGAAATATTGGCGAATACAACTCCTGAACTCGTTGGAGTTGGTTGAGATTGACCTACTACATTATCAAATTTTGGAACAAAGCCGACTAAATCAGGCACGTTAAATTCTCCAACTCCAGAAGAACCGAAAGTTGTTCCAATTACACTAAATAGTTCAGGATAATCTACTTCAAAAAAACTTGTTCCATCACAGACTAAATAATTCATCGGCATTCTAACAGCATCTACACTTCCAGCGTAGGCAATTACTGAACCTATAGGCACTGGGAAATCATTAAAACCTTGTGTGCTTTTTACTGACATTATTATATTAAATATAGATATTATAAT